GGCAGATAAATCGAAATCAACAGAAAAGATAGATGGAGCCATAGCCTGTATTATGGCACTTGATCGAGCAATCCGTTGTGGTAATGACACTTCTGAAAGTGTGTATGACACAAGAGGGTTGTTGGTATTTTAATTACAGTTTGTACCAAAGTGCAAAATAACACTTGACAGTTTGTACCAAAGTGCATATAATATAAACACAGGTTGGCACAAGGTGCAGAAAGGTGGGATGTTAAGATGCCATTATTAAAACTATCACTTACAAATGAGGAAATGACCAGATTAGAAGGATTAGCTGGAGAAGAGGATTTAAGTCCGCAGGATTACATCAGATATACAATTTTTGGTGACAGGAATCCTGCAAAATTCACACCAGAAGAAGCAGAAAGGAGAGCTGTTGAAAAATATACAGCAGATGATGAGCCATTTACTTTACCGGATATTTATGATGATGAATGGTCAGAGTTGAATCCTCGAATGACAGGAGTTTTTGGAAAAAGATTTTTTAATTATCTGAAAGAATCCGAATCTACAGTAGTGGAATTTGCAGGAATGACACCAAATGGAAGGCGAGCGACATATCGTATTAAGGAGGAACAATAACATGAGATTAACAAATATTGAAAAAAGAAGAATTGAAAATGAGCTAGTAACTGGAATTAATCAAAATCCAAATGGCATTGATACAAGGACACTTATGGATAATGTTGAAAATGCTATTTCTTTAGCAATTCCCAATGCAAATCGTCACCATATATCTGGGATGTTGTCGTGGGTGTGGAAAAAATATAATTACACTTTTTTAATTCGTACACCCGGTTACTCGGTAATTGCATAAAAGGTAGTTGTATATGAGCATCAATCAGAAATGGTTGGTGCTTTTATTATGCCCATTTTTAGAAAAGGATGGTGAAAATTATGGGAATATTTAGTGGAATTTTTAAATCGAGGGATGCACCCACAAACAGGACAGCGGGTAGTGCATACAGTTTTTTCCTTGGACAGAGTGCATCCGGGAAAAGGGTAAATGAACGAAGTGCCATGCAGACATCGGCAGTATATGCCTGTGTCCGTGTTATTTCAGAGTCGGTGGCGAGTCTGCCACTCCATGTTTATAAATACAACAAAAATGGTGGAAAGGAAAAGGCAATCGACCATCCTTTATACCATCTTTTGCATGATGAACCAAATCCAGAAATGACAGCCTATTCCTTTTTCGAGGTAGCACTTACACATCTGTTGTTATGGGGTAACTCATACAGCCAGATCATTCGGAATGGCAAGGGAGAAGTCCTCGGACTGTATCCGCTTATGCCGGACAGAATGAATGTGGACAGGGATGATAAAGGAAATATTTATTATGAATATTCGGTAAGTTCTGATGATGCACCTACCAATAAAGCAGGAACTGTAAGGCTTAAGCCGGAAGATGTTCTTCATGTTCCGGGACTTTCCTTTGATGGATTGGTAGGATATTCACCTATTGCAATGGCAAAAAATGCCATAGGTCTTGGTATTGCAGCCGAGGAGTATGGCAGTAAGTTCTATGCAAACGGGGCAGCCCCAAGTGGTGTGCTTGAACATCCGGGAACATTAAAAGACCCGTCAAAGGTAAGGGAAAGCTGGACACAGACATTTGGCGGTTCATCCAATTCCAACAAGGTGGCAGTTCTGGAAGAGGGAATGAAGTATACACCGATTTCCATAAATCCGTCTGAGGCACAGTTCCTTGAAACAAGGAATTTTCAGATATCAGAGATTGCAAGGATATACAGAGTTCCGGCTCACATGATTGGACAGCTTGATAAAGCGACCTTTTCCAATATTGAACAGCAGTCTTTGGAGTTTGTTGTGTATACGCTTCGCCCTTGGATTACAAGACTGGAGCAGGCAATGGTACGCAGACTACTGTCGGAAGAGGAGAAGAAAGACTATTTTATTAAGTTCAATGTGGATGGCCTCCTTCGTGGAGATTACCAGAGCAGAATGAACGGATATGCAACAGCAAGGCAGAATGGGTGGATGTCTGCAAATGATATCCGAGAACTGGAGAACCTTGACAGGATACCCGCTGAACTTGGTGGGGATTTATACCTCATCAATGGAAATATGACAAAACTTGAAGATGCAGGAATTTTTGCAGATTCAGCACAAAAAGAAGAGGAGGATTCCGATGAAGAACAAGAAGTTCTGGAACTGGAAGAGCAGGAAAACGCTCAACCAGGAAACAAACGAGGAAATCGTAGAAAGAGTTCTCAGCCTTAACGGAACCATCGCAGAGGAGTCGTGGTTTGATGATGATGTCACTCCACAGCTTTTTAAGGATGAATTAAATGCCGGAAGTGGTAATATCACTGTATGGATCAATTCACCGGGCGGTGACTGTGTGGCAGCGGCTCAAATCTACAATATGCTCGCAGATTACAAGGGGAATGTCACAGTAAAGATTGATGGTATTGCAGCTTCGGCAGCGTCCGTGATTGCAATGGCAGGTGACAATGTACTTATGTCCCCGGTTTCAATGATGATGATCCACAACCCTGCGACAGTAGCATTCGGTGACCATACCGAGATGGCAAAAGCCATAGAAATGCTCGAAGGGGTTAAGGATTCTATCATAAATGCCTATTCCTTAAAGACGGGAATGTCGAGAGCAAAGTTATCAAGGCTTATGGATGCTGAAACATGGATGGATGCAACCAAGGCTGTGGAACTTGGATTTGCTGATGATATCATCACAAAAAATGAGTTCCCTAAAAAAGAAGATGATGAGCCGGATGAAGATGGCGAGTCTGGTAAAGAAAGCACCGAAGAGGATGAGAAAAAGAAATCATCCAATTCAGTGCTTTTTTCACGCAAAGCTGTAAACAATGCACTCCTTAATAAGCTGGAGGAGCATTACAGAAAGCCAAACGTGGATGTTGCAGGGCAGGCAAAAATCCCTGCCACGAATGTAACTGACGGTGTATCTGCCAAAGAAATCAGAGACCGTCTGGATCTTATCAAAAAGTATATTTAAGGAGGACTGCGATTATGACAGTACAGGAATTAGTTGACAAGAGAGCCAAGGCATGGGAGATGGCTAAGGAATTTGTAAATACCCATGAGGATAAGAACGGCAATTTATCTGCTGAGGATGCTGCGACATACAGCAGAATGGAGGCTGACATCGAGGAACTTACCAATTCCATCGACAGACAGCAGAGAGCCGAGAGAAGGGAGCAGGAACTTTCCAAGCCTGTGAATTCCCCTATTACAGGAAAGCCTTATAAGGACGAGCCACAGGGCAAGACAAAGACAGGCCGTGCATCTGATGAGTATAAGAAGGCTATGTTAAATGCAATCCGCAGCAACTTCAGACAGGTTTCCAATGTATTACAGGAAGGTGTGGATGCAGATGGTGGTTACCTTGTGCCGGAAGAGTATGACCACAGACTGATTGATGTTCTTACAGAGGAGAATATCATGAGAGATATTGCAACAAGAATTACAACTTCCGGGGAGCATAAGATTAACATTGCAGCTACAAAGCCGGCTGCAGCATGGATTGATGAAGGAGCAGCCCTTTCATTTGGAAGTGCGACATTCGACCAGATGATTCTGGATGCACATAAGCTTCATGTTGCAATCAAGATCACAGAGGAACTTCTGTATGATTCTGCTTTCCCTCTTGAGAACTACATTATCACAGAGTTTGGTAAGGCACTCGGAAATGCAGAAGAGGATGCATTCCTTAACGGAGATGGAAAGGGCAAGCCTACAGGTATTTTCAATGCAACAGATGGGGGACATCTTGCAGGAACACTTACGGCTGCACTTAAGTCCGATGACCTCTTTGATCTTGTTTATGCTTTGAAGAGACCTTACCGTAAGAATGCATCTTTTATTATGAACGATGCTACATTAGCACAGCTTCGTAAGTTAAAGGATAACAACGGGGCATACATCTGGCAGCCATCATACCAGGCAGGAGAGCCGGACAGAGTTCTTGGCTACCAGGTACGCACATCTGCTTATGCACCTGCAGATGCGATTTCTTTCGGTGATTATAAGTATTACAACATCGGTGACCGCGGTACACGTTCCTTCAAGCAGCTCAATGAACTCTTTGCAGGAAACGGCATGATCGGTATGGTGGCTAAGGAGCGTGTGGATGGTAAGTTAGTACTTCCAGAAGCAGTGCAGATTCTTAAGCTGAAGTCCGATGCACAGGCAGGAAAAGCCTAAAAGAACCAATGAGGCAGAGTGACAAATAGTTGCTCTGCCTTTAAAGATTTATGGAGGTGTGACAGAATGATTTCTCTTGATGAAATGAAAAATTATCTTCGGATTGATTTTGACGATGATGATGCACTTCTTGAAAATCTGATTGTCTCATCAGAGCATCTGTGTATGGACATTGCCAGAATAAAAAGCAAGGCCGTATTTGAGAAAAAGGAAAATGCAAAGATAGCAGTCATGTATGCGGTGGCATATCAGTATGAGCATCGAGAGGACTGCGACCACCATGCACTTGCCATGTCACTCCGTTCCCTGCTTTCTGGTATTAGAAAGGCGGGATTCTGATGGAAGTAGCACTTTTAAATGTAAGGATAACATTTCAGAAGAATGAGGTCGTAACGGATGCCATCGGAAACCATAAAAACAGGTGGACAGACTACTATTCATGTCATGCCACGGTAAGTGGAGAGAGTGGTTCAGAAAAAAGTGTGGCAGCAAATACGCTGTATGAATCAGACCTTGC